CTACAGAACGCCAGAAGTTCTTCAGGCGAGAAGCATCTTTCATGAATCGAATCAAGCCGAAACGTACACGGCGTCCACCGATGTTAGTAACTCGCCCCGACATGCGGAGAATAGGTACACGATTAAGCATGTACTCGTAAGGGCCGCTTAGAATGGCAAACCCTGTGCAAAGGTGCATCTGGGCGTAAGTCACCCAAGTTTCCCGCACTTTGATAGGTGCTCCATACTGCTGCATCAACTCATCCTGATTCTCATCAGTGATAATGAAGATGTGCCCACCGTTAAACAGGCCCATGATGCGGCGACGCTCGACCAGACGCCAGTATTCTGTTACTTGGTAGGAGTCTTTATCGACCCAGCCTTCATCAGCCAAGTCTTCCATTCGGAATCCGTCCCCGTAGAGGTCGTCGGCAGGGGTATCACCAAACTTGCGAGTGTACTCCTTCTTAGGAATCTTATCGCTGACGAAAACCCGCTTAGCGTCCCGTCCGGTAGGGTCATAGGAGAACCTATCCCACACAACAGACAGGGCATCCTCGATAGGGCGTAGATAAAGGCTCTGGTCAAACACATCATCTCGTGCATACTCGACAGAGACTCGGAAAGCCCCATCACCGCACTGCACAACAGACTCAAAAGCCTGATCATACACGCGTCCAGCACGGCTTTCCATTTCAATTGAGCGAATCAGGTCGCCTCGAACCGAAGCAATATCGACATCTTCGTCATTCGATGGGACGACCTTGATTGCCTTACGGCTTTCACGCCAGTCACCGACTAGCTGGGCCGTAAACTGAGGAATGTTGTTAATTACGAGGCAGGGTAGGCCTTCGCGCTCACGGAGAACTTGTTCGTCCCACTGCTCTCCGGCAGCAAATTTCTTATCATCCAGAGCTTCTTCACGGTTTTTACGGTCAAAGTCTACATCAGCCTTATATTCCTCACGCATGTCTGTAAGGAAGTCAGCTACGGTGTCAAAGCCTTCGGGGACATATTTATCATCAGTCTTTCCGTCGATATGAAGAGTATCAACTAAACTGCCGTCAACTTTATCTTCTGTAGATTCCATATTCTATTAGCCTTTATCCAGACATCCAAGAGTTAGCACCATTTGATGAGTAGTCAGAGCTGATTGATCCGTCAGCCCATGTGGTGTTCCCCGTGTAATCTGGGGAGTCTTTAGTGATTTGTTTACGCCTGCCAGCGATCTTATCGAAGATTTCAGTCAAGCCCCATACTAGGGCGTCAACACGGTCGGGAGAGCCTGTGGAGCTGTTACGCACGTTGTCAACAGAGAAGACGCACATTTGATCTTCTAATTCATCGTGCTGTCCTACGTGATGAACACGTCCTTGTTCGTACAATGCAGAGATGGGTTCAGCCCTGATCACCTTGCCTCGGCTGGCATGGACCAGCTTAACAGGGACGCTCCGGTCTTGGGCCTTGATGACGCTCTCAACCATAAGACCGCCTTGGTTCTTCTCTGCTACAATCTTATCTGCCTGCCATTTACGGTACAGGGTCACTGCTTTCTTAGCCCAGTCTTCCGGGGTCCCCTTGAGGGAGCCGTCTTCCAGCACGTACCCACGCGCGTAGCCGTCCTCATCTCGAGCCAGTCCTACGACTACAATTCCGTTTTCGTCGCTCCTTTCCTCTGCTGATGTTGCTGGATCAACTGCGACAAAGACTTTATCGAGGGTCTCTGGTACCTCTTTAATTCGTGCCCGGTCAATGTCTTCACGACGCCATAGCGCCCCCGGAATGTCTCCGAGGATTTCACCTTCGAGCTCCTGCCGACCAAGACGAGTACCGCCGTACCGGTCGTATAGAGCTTTAACTGTGTTGTCCGCGAGATTGATTGCGTTATCCAGAGTGGAACCACGTGTGACCACTGTGTTTGATGCATTGACCAGCTCCTTAATAAGTGGCATAGGTCGGGGTGTGGTAGTGACCAGCACCTGCGGGTGAGCACCTAGACGCAAACCAAACATCATCTGATCCCATGCGTCTTGCATGTACTCAAACTTAGCAAGCTCGTCTACCCAAGCAAAGTGATGCTGAGGTCCACGAAGCTGATCAGGAGTCGTCCCATTGTACGTGAACGCTTTTGACCCATTGGGCCATGTGAGGCAGCGGTTCGTTGGTGACCAGCAATCCTCGTTCAATGTCGGATCGACCGACAAGAGCCCGGAATCCCCTTTTATCATAACGTCTCTTGCGTCGGCGGCGGTCTCTGCTACCAATGCGATTCGACATCCCGGATTTTCGTGGGCCAGCTTTCTGATCCACTCGCTTCCCATACGGGTCTTTCCGAATCCACGACCTGCTAGAACCACCCATGTGTTCCAATCTCCTTCAGGAGGCAACTGGTTGGGCCTCGCCCAGAAGTCCCAGTCGTAATTCAGTTGCTCCATCTCTTCAGGAGAAAGAGAGCCCAGTAATTTCTCTCTGTCTTCAGAGGAGAGGGTAGCTAGGAGGGAGGCTTGAGATACCTGTTTCTGTTTCTCAGTCATTACCGCCTGATTCCAGTTTAACTACGTTCCCGGAAGCCCGCTTAGTCAGTACCGCAAGCTTGCCTTTGAAGTCTCTTACGTTCTCAGCAGTCTTCTGTTCGGTCTTGATTGCTTCACCATCTGGGCCAGAAATCTCTTGTCGATCTTTCCAGAGAGCGATTGACTTACCAGCAAGCTCAATAGCCCGCAGCTTGTCCTGCGTTTTTTCTTCAGCGTTCTCGATAATACCAATGAGCTTGTTTAGCAGGTAATCCCGCTCAATCTCTCGCTCGTCTTGAATCTTATTCTCGAGTTTATCTAGTTCTTCAGAGATGAGAGGGTGGTTCCGAAGCTCAGCACCGAGCTGTGCCGGATTCTTTGTTTTGTACCCCGCTTTGATCACAGCATCAGAGGCGTTACCAGAGATAACAAATTCCTCAATCCAAGCTTTCATCTTAGGGGTTAAACGGGCCCCCTTGCCTTTAGAGGGAACCTTGTCTGATTTACGCAAATAAGCCATTACTTAGAACTTTTTTTACCTTTGCAACCCCAAGCTTTCCGACGAACCTTTACCTTTTCTGTCCGTTTCTGACCAGAGGATCGAGCACAATAGGCGTCTCCTCGCTTGGTGCCCGGATGAGCCACCCTCTTATGAGTTTTACCTGCAGAGTCTTTGTAGGTGGTTCCGTTAGCGTATTTCTTACTTGCTGGTTGTTTCTTTTTAGCAGCCATTTTATAAACCTCTATACCTTATACCACTATTATAACAAATTTCTCGGCATTTGTCAACAGAAAAATGACAACAAGGGTCAACAAAAAGATATTGACAATTTATGTTTTTTGGTATATAATATCTCTTTATAAAGAGAGTTATATAAAAAGAGTTATATAAAGAGAGTAAGATAAAGAGAGATATCTTTCTAAGAGAATATACCTAAGAGGGCGCGCGAGGAGTGTCTATAAAAGGGGGCCGACGGTAGGAGGCCCTTCTCTTTGTCAATAGATATACTCTGAGAAGCCCAGAAACAGCCCTTACAGCGCGAAGAGGGGTGTCAGTGGTACCCATGTAGCGGAGAGGTCTCTCAGCACGCTCTACGGGGCTTTAAAAGCTTCCACACATTTTCTCTAAAAATTTCCCTAATAGATGAGGGTGGTCCCCACGCCCAACTCACGCGCGCGGTATCCATCCCCCCCCTTTGCCATCTCCGGAAAAATGCCCGGCAGCCCGCCAGACCCCCCCTTATCGAGCAATCCGGCCCTGCCAATGCGCCCTAGATGTTATCGAATAACGATAAGAAATGGGCGATCCCACTCAATTCATCGCTAAAAATGCACGGTTCATCGCAAGCCTATATCCCTGATCGGTGGGAAATGCTTGAAGGGGGCATCGGCGGTTCAGGGGGCTTTCCTCTCCCCGTCGGTTCTGGAAACAGGGGTGTGCCTGCGTGAAAGGCGGGTGTGCCAAATCAAGTCTTACAACGTCTACGGCCTCTATAGTCCGTAGTGCAATTGTACTGATCCGCCCTACGTGATTGCTCCCATTTCATGGGGTTGCGTCTG